CCCGTATTTGATCGTAATTGCGTTTCGTACGTCCCCTGCGCGGGTTTGAATCTTCAAACCTTTGGCGCGGGCTTGATTTGCGTCAATGTCAACGTAACCGTTTGCAGCTAAATAATTTGTTCGGTGGGTTGAATCGGCATAGCCAATGCGACCTTGCGGGTCTTCGTATAGATACCCCAAACCTGACGTTGCCAATGCTGAAACCAATGAATAAATGTCAATTGGGTCTTGTCCACTACCACGGGCTGCAAGGTCATAATTGCCAGGGCGATCAATTTCACCTAGACCATTATTTTCAGCCGTTGCCCATGTCGTCGTTGCTGGGTAGGTTGCCCATGTCAACGCACCGGCCACCTGTTGCCATTGACCGAATAAAACCTGGCTCAAAACTTCATAAATTTGGTCGCCGTCATAATCACGGGCAAGCGCGTCGGTGAAAATAACTTTTGGCAAACGTGCCAGCGCACCCAGGGCAGTGATTGAATAAGTCTGCGTGAACATGGTTGAACCTACGTCACGCACTTCCAAACCAATGTCCACAACGTTGCCGCCAAAAATGGGGACGTATGTGCCTGAAGTGTCTTTGATTTCAACTGAAAGTGTTGAATTGATCGAAACTGGGATTGCCGTTTGATTAACGTCTAATAATTGGATTGTGGCAAAACCTGCTTGTGCTTGCTCATAAATGTTTGTACGGCCACTAGTGATTGAAAGATTTGCAAGAACCGCCGTTGTGTATGCAACGCCGTCAATTTCAACTTTCCAAACGGGCGTCCATTGCGTCATGCTATTTGAAGATTTCCGCCGCCACCCGTGCCGCGATAGTAAGAATCATTTAAAGTCTCAATAATTGTGCGGGCTGTTCCTTCAGAATCAATTGCGCCGTTAACGGTCAGATTGATCACTGGCGTCATTGAGGCCGATTCAGCGGCTCTAAATGAACCCGCACCAAATGAACCTGTCACAATGTTTGACGTTGCAGCAGCCGCCGTTGCAGCTGTTTTGGTAGCAGCAGAAACACCACCGCCGCTGCTTATGCTTCCACCGCCGCTGCTTATGCTTCCACTAGTGATAATTCCCGACGTGTCAATTTTTGGAACTGTTAAGGTTCCAGCAAATGATTGCCCACCTGGTGTCGTGCCGCTAAAACCGCCTGCACCTTTGACTTCACCAATCTTGCTTAATGAAGGAATGTCTGTGCCGGGCTTGATCAAATTTAATCCGCGAATGACTGCATTAATTCCGTCAATTGCAGCGTTCAATATTGGTGCAATTGCACCTGCAACTTTGCCCACCAAATCAAGCACGACTGACGCAACGCCACCAATGGTTGTGATGATGCCGCCAATGACTTTTCCTAAAATTGGTGCAATGACTTTGATAACTTCCGCAAATGATTCAAATGATTCCTTGTTGGCGTCAATTGCTTCTTTAATAAAACCAAACGCTTTTATAAAACCCTTGAAAATTGGTTCGGCAACGTTTTGCACAGTTTCGGCAACACTTGTGATTGCATTATTTAAACCGCTTTTTTTATCAGTAAATGCACCAACAATTTGATTGAAAATAGGCAATGCAGTGTCATTTAAAAATGTGACAAATGTTTGAACAATTGGCAGCAATGCCGTTCCCAATGTTTCCTTTGATTCGTCAAATGCAACTTTTAAACGGTCAATTTGCCCTTGATAGGTTTGCGCACTGGTCAACGCCGCGCCGGTAAATTGCGCAGATAATTCGCTGGCCACTGTGTTGAAATCTTTGCCCTTTAATTCAGCTGCGCCATAACCAATGCCTAATTTTGCCAATGCCGCGGTATTGCCGTCGTAGGCTTTACCCAATGCGTTGGTGACTGATTCAAGTGGTTTGCCTGTTGCCGCACTAACGTCCAGTGCCAGGTTCAAAAGGTCAGTTGCTTTTTGTGTGTCGTTTGTTGATAAAACCAAACGCGACAATGCTGGGCGCAATTGATCGTCAGCAACACCAGTTGCAAGTGATGTTTTTAAAATCTGTTGTTCAATGGATTTGATGTTTTCGTCAGTTGCACCAGTGGCGGATTTAATTGCAATTGCCAATTGGTTTTGTGCTTTTTCATCTTCAATGGCTGCTTTAACGCCGTCAATGCCAATTTTGACTGCATAAGCACCAGCAGCAGCGGCAGCGGCTACAAATGCAGCACCAATGACCTTACCCGTTGCGGTGATCTTGTCGCCAAAACTATTTGTGTCAGTTTCAGCCGTTTTTAGCGATTTGGTTAGATTGTCAACGTCACCAAGTATCGTCAGTTTGAGTGTGCGTGAACCTGCCATGTCAGTCGTATTTCTTTGTTATGTCGGCAAATGCAGTTTCCCATTTTTTGATAATTTCAGGTTGTACGCTTCTCAATGTTGGATAGATAAACCAACCACGTGAACCGCGACCTTCACGACCTGACCACACTGGGAATTGCTTATACTTATTTGAACCAAATTCAGCACCGCCCCATAAATCCTGCGTAGTTGCACCGCCCGAAAATTTTTGGCGTGCAAAACCATAACTGATTTCACCAAACTTTGATGATTTGGAAACTTTACCGCCGTCCGCAATTCGTGTTGAAACTTTTGGAATTGCGTTAGTTTGCCGTGCCGATTCCTGAATTTTTGTGTTGACAAAATCCGCCAACGCGTTTGATGTAGATTTGGTTTGTTCCAATGCCTCGTCGTCCATTGCTTTAAATGATTTGGCTATGGCGCGCAATTCGGCTTTGTCATAAGTAATCGCCTCACTTGCCATTGTTCCGCCTCTCTAAAATTTCAATGACTGTCAAAATGTCTTCCGCCGATTCAAATTCGCTGGGCGGTAGCCCTGTTGCCAGGGCTACTTCCCAAACGATTCTGCTTAGGCTTCCGACTGGGTAACTTTTGGGTTTGCCTCACCGACGATCACTTCAGAAATGGTTTCAGTCCAAATTTCAATTGGCTTGATTGGCTTACCAGCTGCTTCACGCTTCATGGCGTGATAAGCGAGGAAAACCAAATCTGCAATTCCTATTTTGTCCTGGGCATTTGAAATGGTGTTGCCTGTGTGCTTTTCCCATTTTACCCACTCAGGCGGTGCTGCAACGTATGTTGCTTGAACGCCGTCGTTGTATTCAATTGTTAGTGGTAACTTCATTTTGTCTACCGATTGTTAGATTTTAACTGAATGTTTCGCTTGGGTTGTTAACCACTACAAATGATAGCGAAACTGTTTGTGCGTCGGGTGCTGCCCCGCCGATTGACGGCACGACTGGCATGACGTTGCATGTGAAAACCGCGCCTGTTGCAGCGGTCAATGAAACTGCCAGCGTTGTGTTTGGTGCTGATTCCCATGCTGTCCACAATGCTTCGCATAGTGAACCTGTTGCGCCCCAGTCTGCAAGCATTTCAACGTCTAGTGTCCACTGGTCGTCAATGTGCTTGTAAGCCTTGCCGTCCAGTGTTTGGTAAGTCTCAACTGTTGGTGAATTGCTGAGAATCGCACTGGTCGCCTGTGCGTCGTAATTTGTGGAAGCGATCGTCAAGACTAAATCGCGACCCGTGATGATCGTTGTTGGCACGTTGTCTCCTTATGTTGTTTGTGTGTAGTACGTCGAAACGTTTATGTCAGCAACCAGCATTGGACTTTGGCCCACTTCCAACACTGTCGGCTTATCAACAACGCCAACAACGTATCCCGCGGGCATTGCCGCGAGAATTCCTATGACTAGTTTTTCCAGGTTGTCTAGTGAACCTGCGTTGCTATTTGAAGCAACAATGGCAGAAATTGCAAAATTAAGTTTTACCTGTGTTTTTGCCTTGCCTATTAAAACAACTTCCATGTAGGGCGAACCAGGCAAAATTGCAATTGCTGGTGGCAATGGCGTTTCGGGAACGCTGGCGTAACTGGTTGCCGCTAGTCCACTGAAGGCGGTTGCTAGGGCTGCACGTGCTTCGGCAACTGAATTGGCTGGCATTATTGACAAACCGTTTCAACGTCAAGATAAGGCTGAAGTAATGTGGACACACGATTGGTCAAACTGCGACCCATTCTGTAAGGCGTACTGGCAAAATCCACGCCTTGAATTTCTCCACCAGCTGCAATTCGTGATTGAAAAACTTCAGTGCAAACCGCAAGAATCGCTGACTCAATTGCTGGTGTGTTTCCATAAATGTCGGCGGCAGAATAACCCGAAAGTGTTGCTGCGCCCATTGGAATAATTTCGCGAAATGTTACGTTCGCATTTGTAATCGCTGCGGTAAATCGGTATTCGTGAACGTCAACAACTGTGACGGTTGCTGAAAACGGTGCTGGCAAACCAGTGACAATGACGGATTGACCAGCAACAAAATGATGAGCGCGCTGGGTGTAATACGTCGCCACGTTTGATTCTAATTTATAACCGTTAACCGCTGAAGTATTTGCAACCAGCATTGGCAAAATTACGGCTTCACTTGTGTTAATTATTTCGTCCAAATAACTGTCACTGTATAAGGAAACGGACACGCCAAGCACCGTGCGCAATTGACTTGCTGTGACAACACTTGGCATGTCCGTTCCTTTCAACTACTGCGGTGTGTTCGGGAGTGACCACACCGCATGACTAGATTTGCTTAATTAAGCAGTTTTGTTAACACCAAATGCACCAGCGGCGATCTTTGTCGCTACTGCACCAAATGAATAAACGCCCACGGTGATTGAACCGTCTGCCGTTGATTCAGCACGCAATTGGTATGAAGTTCCTTCGTACCATGTGTATGCGTCAGGGTTGATAATCAAGATTGAATCATCTGTGTCTGTTGTCGCAGCAGTATTTGCAGTAACGTACAAATCAAGCCCTGCAACACGTCCACGCAATGATGTTGGTGTTGCTGAACCTGGTTGATTGTTTGGATTTGTAACTTCATTGTATAGCGGTACGCCATTGTTATTGAGTGACATTAGGTTTGACCATTGTGAAGTGTTGACCAAAATGTTACGAGCAAATGGATTTGCAAGTCCCGCTGTTGCTGCATAAACACTTGCCGAACCGCGTGCAATTACACCAAGCAATTCTGCACCTGTTGGGTAAGTTGTGATTGTTGTTGAGTCGGCTGTTGCACCTGCACACAATTGATCGTTGACATACTTATCTTGCGCCTTTGCCATTGCCGCAACCATGTTTCTGAGCAATTCATCATAAAACAACGGACTTGTGCGGGTCAGTAATTCAACTGAAAATTTTTGTTGCCCTGCAAATTTCTTGACGTCCACTGATAGAAACGCAGAATTTTGGTCGGTATCTGAGAACGCTGCGTCTTCGGCTGTGACTGCAACTGTTGGCATTTGTGTAATCTTTGGAATTTCAAATGTCATTCCAGCGTCAGGCAATG